CGGGTAACTCCAAGGTAAAGTATAACCATTCGTCTACTGGTTCCGCTGTCTGTTGGTGGGAGCGTTCTCCGGGAGGCTCCAACTACATCAGTTTCTGCTTTGTCAGCAGCAACGGCGGCGCCAGCACCGACACTGCTCACTATTCGAATGGCCTCGCGCCGGCTTTCTTGGTCTAATCCACTAAATCCAATAATATCTGCCCGCGAAAGCGGGCAGAAACCCCATAAGCACAAAGGGCGTCACGCTCTTGGAATAAAAGGAGATATTTATGTCAGTATTAAAATCGCGCAGAAACGAAAGTCGCGCAGAATTTGTCAATGTGGCGTATGCAATTTTCACAGAAACGCTACAGTTCTTAACCAAGTTATCTACAAGATATTCTCGTCTTCTCTCTGACCAAGTTATCCATCTTGCATCCGAAGTTCTTGACGAAGCCGAGAAAGCCAATAGTATATTTCCGTCTGACGATGTAAAAAAGCAACTTCGTGAAACGCATTTGGTCGAGGCGCGCGCCTCATTGATGGCACTTGACGTGCATCTTGCCAAGTGCTACGAAGTAATGATGCTCAACCCTCAAGGATGCTTTACCACATCTACGGGCAAAGAGGTTTCTGCGTATGACGCTAAAACCAAACTCAACAAGATGGCGGAAAGCCTTGGATGTCTTATAGACAAAGAAAACAGATTACTTACTGAAGTTGTTAAAAGCGATAAGAAACGATAAATATTTTCTCTTTTGGGTGTGTTTCTGAAACTCGGCTATTGTGTTGATAGTCTCTCTCGGTGGTTCCGCTGTCAATTGGTGGGAGCGTTCTCCGAGAGACTCCAACAACAACAATTTCTGCAATGTCAACAACAACGGCAACGCCAACAACAACAATGCAAACAATTCGAATGGCCTCGCGCCGGATTTCGTAAACCCCGCAACAAGGGATGGGTCACAGATAGTAGTCGCAGACGAATTAGACCTTTACGAAAGGAGAAACACTTCCCGTGGCGAAAGCCCAAAACTACCTTTTGATGCCATTACACGGACGCTTCTTGCATAGCCGAAGGATATGTGCTTAATTCGGTTTTATGTGTCGTGGCAACGTAGTTTAGCTGCACTCAATATTAAAACTATACGAAAGGTGAAACTCTCTATGAACAGTCAAGAAAGAAGAGAAGCTCGGTATCAGCGCCGTAAAGCAAAGCGTGAGCAAAAGAAGCTCGAGCGCAGTTTGCAAGTCGGTACAATCGAAGATACTTTATCCTTCTCAGAACTATACAAGGCTGGCAAAAGATGCTGTAACGGCGTGCGATGGAAACAAAGTACGCAGAACTTTGAGTTGCACATCTTTTCAAAAACTGCCGTTTCCGCAAGAAAACTTCAAGAAGAAAAGTGGAAACCCGGCAAATGTACGCATTTTATTCTCAATGAACGCGGCAAGTCAAGACCTATTGACGCGCCGCAAATACAGGATAGGCAAGTTCATAAAGCCTATACCAAAAATGTTTTACTCCCGCTTTATCTCCCTGATATGATTTGGAACAATGGCGCAAGCTTGGAGGGCAAAGGCTTTGATTTCTCAAAGCGAATGCTCAAAGAAGATTTGCGCCATTACTTCCGCCGATATGGAACTGATGGCTACATCATTCTCCTTGACTTCAAACAGTTCTTCCCATCGGCTCCTCACGAAGCTCTTTTCGAGAGACATCGCAGACTCATCCTCGATGACCACTTGCGAAATATCGGTGATATCATTGTCAAAAGTAATGGTCTGTCGCGCGGTATGCCGCTCGGTGTTGAGCCGAGCCAAGCAGAGATGATTGCTCTTCCTTCGGCACTTGATAATTATGTCAAATGCCAGTTGAGTATGAGATACGCAGGTCATTATATGGACGATTATTACATCATTGTCCCACCGCACATTGACGCGAAGGCAATCCTCAAGCTCGTGATTGCCAAAGCAGAGGCAATCGGCTTTACCATTAGCCGAAGTAAAACGAAAATCCAACCTATCAGCAAGCCGTTTAAGTATTGCAAAGCCAAGTACACGTTAACGGCATCTGGCAAGGTTGTTGTAAATGGCAATCGTGATGGCATCAAGAGAGCGCGTCGTAAGATTAAGGCTTTCAAACCAAAGTTGGAGAAAGGACTTATGACCTACGAAGACCTATGGACTTCGGTCAATGGTATTCTGGCGTACTTTGAAAAGTACAACGACCATAACCGCGTTCTTAAACTCAGACGATTGTTCTATGAAATATATGGCTTCTCGCCTGAGAGGATTGACGCCTTCAGGAAAGCGGAAGCGGAAAGAAAGGTATGAAATGGAATATATTAACTACAAACGATTCAAAGAAAAGGCGATTTGCGGAGATGTAAACATTCCTGCCCTAACCGTTTTTCAGTCCGAGGGTGGAATGATTTATCACGAAGGCAAGCCCCTGTGCGTTGTAACAAGTGCTAACGCGCACAAATTCTTTGCCCGTAACGATGACGGCTGCGGTGTACAGCGTGGCAAGCTGATTACCAAAATCAACAAAATGCTGACGAAGAAAGACGACGGCTATCAGACCCGCTGGGATGCAGTTTGGGAAGACGCCGTTTGCAATCAGTACCGCAGAATCGAGCACCAAGACCACTGGCTTTGGAATCACGCGTTTTATAACGCGAGTATCGAGCGACTTGAGTACATCGTATCGGTCGTAGAAAATGCGAAATAAAGGAGGGTAAGATATGTTTTATAAGGTAATTTACAATAACATTATCATTGACATTCTCAAAAATCCCACTTGGGTGCTGTGGCTCAAGAACTCGAAGCGCTTTATCCTGTCTGACATTATCACCGCTAACGGTGTAATTTCCTCCGACAAGCAGAGCGTTTACAATCTGAGCAATCGTGGCACCTTTGAGAATACCAACGAGGTGCATAAGAGCGTGTCCGTGGTAGAAATCACGGAGAGCGAGTATAACTTCATCAAGGCACAGCTTGTTGACAATGTGCTCAACAAGGATAGCGAAGTAATCACTCTGGCGGCAGCTCGCAAAGCAAAAATCGAAGAGATGAGCGCAGCGTGCGAGCAGAATATCGTCAATGGTTTTGACATTGTTCTGTCCGACGGCCTGTCCCATCACTTCACACTCGACATTTATGACCAGCTTAAAATCTCTAAGCTCAACGACAGAGCTATGGCTGGCATCGAGGCACTGCCTTATCACGCAGATGGAGAGGTATGCAGATACTTCCCGAGCGAGGATATCATTGCCATCAATAAGATGATGGAGTACCTCGTTGAGTATCACACTACATACTTCAACTCTATGAAGGTATACATCAGTAATATCTTCAACGTCGAGACAATTCTCAATCTCACCTACGGAGATAACATTCCCACGGAGCACTGCTCTGTCGTCCTCAAGGATATGACGGCGGTAATTGACAGTGAAGAAACTGTTTAAGGCGCTTAGCCTATTCGTCATATTCGGAACAATTTACATACTTATAGAACTCGTGTACCGCGGATACTCCCATTGGACAATGTTCATTGTGGGAGGACTCTGCGGTATTTGCGTAGGGCTCCTGAATGAAGTCTTTCCGTGGGAAATGCCAATTTGGGCTCAGGCAGGTATAGGCGCAGTAATCATCACTGCTCTTGAGTTTGCCTGTGGTGTTGTTGTTAATATCTGGCTTCAGTGGGATGTGTGGGATTATTCAAATACCCCCTTAAACATCCTTGGGCAAGTTTGTTTGCCTTTTGCTCTCATTTGGTTCGTTATAGCCCACGCCGCAATCGTGCTTGACGACCATTTGAGATATTGGCTTTTTAATGAGGAAAAGCCTCACTATACGTTTTGGTTCAAATAACATAGAAAGGAGGTAACTGCGAAATGAATGAACATTGCTGGTGCGTGTATATTCACACTGCGCCGAACGGCAAGAAATATGTCGGGATAACCAGTCAATCGGTCAATGAAAGATGGCGTTACGGCAAAGGATATAAAGAAAATTCTTATTTTGCCAGAGCTATCCGAAAATATGGGTGGGACAACATTATACACGAGGTCGTCGCGGAAAATTTATCCGAAGATTCCGCTAAAAATATGGAAATTGCTTTAATCAAGCAATACAACACAACCAATAGAGACTACGGATATAACATCTCTGCCGGTGGAGATGGCACAACAGGCGTGCAGCATTTTGGCTCCGACAACGCATTTTACGGGAAACATCATAGCGAAGACGTGAAAGTGGAAATAGCTAATCGAGTTAAAAACGCGTGGGCTGATGGGCTATATGACGATTCTATATGCAGGCCAATATATCAATTTGATATGGATGGCAATTTGGTAGGAATTTATAAGAGCATTCGTCAGGCTGAAGACGAGACGGGCATTTCTCACAGCGTTATTAGTCGCGTTTGTTGCGGAAAACTGAATTATACACACGGATTCACTTGGGCATATCAAGATAATTGTGCTGATTTACAGGCGTTTCAACGTGATTTTTTACAGCGAATTGATGTTAAGAAACAAAACTTTGCAAAACATTTGCGCAAAGCGGTTGAATTATACGATTTGCAAGGCAAACACATCGGTACATATGAAAGTGCGTCGCAGTTGTCTCGAGAACTTGGTGTACATAAAGATACCGTGGCTTACGCTTGTCGTAATGGAAATATACTTCAGGGTACATATCGGTGCAACTATGCCCAAGAGGAAACAAATTAGTGTCTTAAATCTATTCGCTTATACGTCTACTGGAGAAGACTGTTAAGCGAATTTTTACAAATGAAAGGAGATACATTATGAAAATGAATGTTAAACCCGCTACTATCGCCAGAATTGGCGCACTTCTGGTTGCTCTTGCAAACCAGTGCCTTGTTATGTTCGGTCAGGATATTCTTCCTTTCACCGAAAATATGGCTTATCAGGTTGTATCCCTCGTGGCGGTGGTAGTAATCGCCGCAATTAACGCGTGGTACAACAATGATATTTCCAAGGTAGCTCTGCTTTGCGGCGGAGTGTTCGATGCTCTCTCCGATGGTAAGATTACCGAGGAAGAGATTGAGAAGATGCTTGCCGAAGCTGAAGACCCTGAGAAGGTCGAGGAAGCAAAGAAAGGCAACTTCATCGTTAACTTCATCAATGGCATTATCGAGTCCCTGAAGGCTAAGATTAAGAAGGAGTGACTTCTTATAGTGTGTAAACGCGCGAAGCTTAAAGGGTAAAAAAATAGCCTCCCAACTCAATTAAGAGAAGGGAGGCTTATTTTTTTGATTTTCAATTATCACTGTCTGCCGGTTGAACCGAAGCCGCCAGTTCCGCGCTCGGTGTCGTCAAGGTTGTCGGCCTCCTCGTATTCACAATGAATGAAAGGAGTGATGACCATTTGGGCAATGCGCTCGTCGGGGTCGATAGTCTGCTCGGTTGTGCCGTGATTGTGGAGGGAAACCATAATCTCTCCGCGGTAGTCAGCGTCGATAACGCCTACCTTATTTGAGGGAGCAAGCCCTCTCTTGCAAGCGATGCCGCTGCGGGCATATACAAGGCCAACGTAGCCGGCGGGGATGGCTACTGCGATACCTGTATGAATGAGTACAGACTCATTGGGCTTAATGGTTACGGGGGCATCAAGAACTGCGCGAAGGTCAGCGCCCGCCGCGAGGTCAGAGCCGTATGTAGGAACGGTTGCGCTGGGGTCAAGTTTCTTAAAACAAAGTTTCATTATGAAATGTCCTTTCTTACAGAAGTTGAATTTTGGGATTTGTGTTAACGATGGTTGGCTTGTGAACCGCCTTATATCCTTCAACAAAGATTTTGAAGTTGGTGTATACCTCGGGGATTGTTTCGCCTTCGAGGAGGATAGACGGCTGAGACATCCAGAATTTGTACGGCTCGTCCGTGGGAAGATTGTTTGCTCTCATATACTTTGTAAAAGCATCCAAGAGGGATGTTAGATAAGCAATTTCATCTTCCTTGTTGTCGAACCAAAGTGCCGTCTCAATGCTAAGAATATATCTTTTCTTTTCTCTGGAATAGATAAGGTCAATATCGTTCATTGTGTGCAAACAGGCAGGCTCGCTACATAAGTCAATGCTTGACTTTACGCCCCAGATAAACTTATAGTCGCCGCAGTCATATGCGGTTTCGCCGTTGTAGTCGGGGTACTTCTTGCGACATTGCTTCTCCTGTTTCGCGGAGCGCAAATTGCATATAAGCAGTCTAATTTTTGTGAAAAGGTCTTGGATAAATTTCATCGTTTACACCTCGTCTCCAAAATCGAATGTCAGTTGCTCATATTCTTCTTGCGGTTGCGTATCAGTCATTCGGTAGCGCTTATTGTCCACGTTGCCGTTCTTTGCCGCCACAATCAGCGCCTCAACGCTCATATCAGACTCGTTAAGCCCAATGCGTAACGGCACAAGCGTGCAATCGGCAATGTCTGCAAGCTCGTCGGCAGGAAGCTTACTTTTAATGTATTGACTCAATTCGTCAAGAGGTATGTATACTTTGATTGCTTTCAT